TATTACTTGCTTTGTATAATATTTCTACACCAACAACATCTGAATTACCTGTACTAACCTTTACGTTTATAGAATTAAATTGATTTGTCATTCCTTCATTCTCAAACGTGCTGTAATTTAACTGAAAGTTTCCTGGGTCAAATGCCGCAGTAGTAAACAAAGAGGTAGCGCTATATTTATTATCTAAATATTTAAAACGATATGCAAAGCTTATAAAGACTTCTTCAATAAAAGTATTTTCTATAGCATTACTATTAAAAAGATTTATTAATGGTGCGCCAAGCTCGTTATCTCTAAATCCTGGTGGCTTTACAATAACACTTATCTGTTCTTCTGTAAATGTATTGTTTGGACCATAATCCCTTTTAACATTTATAACTCTGGGCGGGTTTAAATCATCTGTAAAAAATAATAAATCTTCTATTTTATTTACGCCTGTAATTAAAAACTTAGGATCAAATTTTAAAACATCAAAACTTACTAAGTGATATGTAATTGCGTTTATAGATGTGTTATAAGAAACAACTAAATCAGCTATACCTGTGGGAGATGGTAAAAAATTTGGATCATGAACAAACCAATATAATGTTTCGTTTATTCCATCGGCATATGAACCTATGCAAGTTGCTTCTGTAGATATATCTGTTCCGTTTATTTGTAAAGTTGTAAGCTTTGTATTACCCTTAGAGTTTTCTACAGCGCCTATTTCAGTAGTTTCAGTAGAACCAAGTCTAACATTTAAAGCATCAACATATTCTCCTGGTGGTATTAAGCGTTCATCAACGCTTTTATTCATTCTCCCCTTTACAAAAGTGCTATTAATATCCATATTACTTTATCCATTTGTCCTGACCTCTCATATTCATAAGCAGTCTTCCTGGGTGAATATTACTTAATCTTAATTTTGCATTTCTTAATAATGAAGATTTGTCTTTTCTTGCTCTATTGACTATATATTCTTGAACTCCTATTTTACTGTTTAGTAAAGAAAAACGTATGTATGCATACAAATATTCTTCAAACATTTTATTAACACTAATTTTAGAATCATCTCCATTCATCATACCATCAGAAACATATTCTAAAACCACTGATCTTCCTGACATTGACGAATTAAAATATATAGCCCCTGTGCTTTTGTTTATTGTAAAAGTTGGATTTATATTTGCTGTTTCAGTGTTAAGACCAAATCTGTCACCCATTTGCCTTTCAAAGTACCAACAATCATCTATGCAGTAACCCATTTGATTGTGAAAAGGTCCGTCTCCTAAATATAATTTTTGCATACCACCCTCTTGTCTGGATAAATCAACCTGAGAATTTTCTGGTTTTAAAACATTACCTTCTAAATCAAATAAAATTTTAGCACTATTATCTTGTAAATACGCATCACTCCACATGGTCTGAATGTTTTCCGTTAGAGGATATAAAACACCTGCTTCATATAAAGATATTCTAACATAGTTTATATAATCTTGAGGTAGTACAAATCTAATTTGACCGTCTAAAGTTAGTTGTAAGATTTTAATTTCTTTCATTGCGTCGTAATTCAATTCTTGAATACCGCGCTTTGCATGAAAAATTACTTGATACCTCTCTATGTTATTTAGTATCTCATTGTTACCTTGATACATTAACATAAAATTACTAACTATATCTTCTAAAGATACATACTGATATGAACCCCAGTTTTTATCAATAGGTGAATTACCGTTGTTTTCGTAATATAAGTAATCTGTAATATATGCCATTTGTTATACTTGTATTTGGTTATCTTGAACTTCTTCGTTTTGACCGAATTGATATACCTCAGCTTCTCTTATTTCAATACCAACGTATTGACATATCTTAGCTACTAATGCGGGTTCGTCTGACAAAGGTAATTCAAAGTCTTGATGTCCTGCTAAAGAAGGATTATATAACGGAGCACTACCAACTAAATTATATGTCCACATAGGAGGTTTTGGATATCTTATGTATTGAGCTTTTATGTCACCAGGATTTACAATTTTTGTAGGGTAAATAGAAACGGTATTTCCTCCTAAAACATAAGCTGGAAACTGAGTTGTAGGAGAGGTTAGTGTAGAGCTTTGTAAATAAAATATTTTCTTTTGACTTACTCTTTCAACCTCTGTTACGTTTTTACCATCATAAATAGCGTACTCTTGATTTATTGCAAATATATTATCGCTTAAGTTTAAAGTTGTTGCGTTTAAAGTGCCAGCTACATACGCCTGTTTTAGATCAGTTTTATTTACTGCTATACTTTGTTTTGGCGGATATTGTGGAGTTACTGTTCCGTTAGAAAAAGGAGGGGTTGCATTTCCGTCAACTAATGACGTACCCCCTGCTGCGGTAGTAACACCTGATGTAATAAGGGTTGGATAGTAAAATAATTTATTTACTAAATAATAATCCGCAGGTAAACTAAAAGTGTTTTCATCAAAAGTTGTTGCTTTTGCTAAAAATACTTCTTCAGAAAATGAATCTATTACTTCTTCTAAACCTTTTACAATATCAGCATATCCAGTTCCTGATTGCCTCATGTTCTCACGATTTATATACTGATTGTATTGATAAAAATAATCCTCAAACATATCCATCTGCGCTTGTTGGGCGTACAGATTGAAATCTTGTGGAGAAAGATATCCGTAATTATTTTTATTTATAATTGCTAATACCGTATTCCTAACATTGTCTATCATGGGCATAGTAAATACTTTTTAATTATCTACAAATATAGCAAAAAAAAAGAGGTCACTTTTTTTGTGACCTCTTAAGAATTATTAATAAAAGTATTAAGACAGCACTACACTTTCTACTGTTATAACAGAACCTTCAAATATAGGCATCTGTACTCTTGCAGCAGAAGGTCCAGGTGGGTCTGGCATATTTACACCAACATATCCTCTCTTCATAGCGTCTTGTATTGCAATAGCAACAGCACGTCCTGACCCTTGATCTGAATGGTCAATAGTTATGTAATTATTAGTTTGACCCATAATGTTTAAGAATATTCTGCTTTGTTCCGCACCTACTCTATCAACTAAAACTATTTGATCCATAAGAACCAAATAAGTAGAAGATACAGTTGAGTCAAAAACATTAAAAGCGTCTCCTGTAGATCCAACTGTAGAACTACATTTGAATCTAAAGTCATCTATAATACTAACTACCACTTCACTAAAGTTTTGAGTTGTATTTTCATATACATCTCCAATATTCATAGTAGTTAAAAATGTTTTACCATTATCATAAACTTCTGTTGCTGGAGCTTCAATTGTAAAGTTATCATTAAACAAAGTTGAGCTGTTAAATATATCAGCAGTTAATGTTAATGATGTTTCATTAATTAAAGCAGCTACAGTAGTTTGTGTACCAGCTGTTGTGTTTTTTACAATATCCCCAACTCTAACTTTACGAGTTGTAAATGTTGATCCTACAGCATTTAATTGCTTTTCCTTACGAATAGCATAAGTTTCAGTACCAGCAGGAAATAAGTCAGAAGCAAAACTTACTTCTGTTCCGTTAGCATTTACAGCAGTTATAGCAGCTTGAGTGCCATCAGTAATATTGTATGCAATATCACCAACAACAACACCATCAGCAACAAAAGTAGCGCCAGAATCAACAAGCTTATTTGAGCTGTCACTTGTAGCAGTTCCTGCGGCTATACCCGCTGAAGCGGTTGTTCCTACCACTAACTCAATTGCACCCGAAGCTACAACTGTGTTTATTGGTATTTCTAAATATTTCGCTCTCATATGCTTAAGCGTTTGCTATTCCTGTAGGGGCTAATGGTAAAGCAACTGGAAACATTGACTTTTGCCAGCTTGTAGCTAAAGCTTGCTCCATAGCATCTAATATTGCGTCATAAACATTAAAGGCTACTTGATTTGCAGTAGTTACCGTAGTAGCTGTTCCGTCTGAATATGTTAATACAACAGTAGTAGCCGTAGCACTTGCTGTTGTTACTGTTTTTACACGACTTAGACTAATCAACTGACTTGTCTGAGGTGCATTAGTTATTTTAAGAAATTTTTCCATTTTATAAAAAGGTTTTAATGGGTTAATAAAGAACAAAGATAGTTAATCTATTTATCTTTATTTAAAGCCTTTTTTAATATCTTAAACATTTCAATACCATCATCAGATTGTAAGTAACTTCCTATTATATAATATGGGTCTGTGTTGTGTGGCACATTCAACATTTTCTTTTTATTACTTTTTAAATTGTACCAAACCTCTTTATTTCCTTTGTTGAATTTAAGTAGGTTGTTGTCAAAGAATTTCATTATTGTGTCCTGTAATTCTAACATAGGATCGTTTATAATATCAATTAATTCTTGTGGTCTTGTTTTTGCAAACATAAGAAGGTCTCTTTTTATTTCTGGAGTTGACATTCTGTCAACAGCATTACCAATAAAAACTCTACAAACTGTAATCATTTTTTCCATAGGTAATTCCATAGCTAATACTTGAGCATCTAATTCCATTCTTGCCTCCTCTAATTCTTCAGCAGCATCTACTTCTCTATTTACTTCTTCAAAAACATTTCCGTTTTGTGGGTGGTAGTATAAAAACTTTTGTAATACCTGATTACTCCTGTCAACAGTTAACATACCGTCTTCAAAAACTACAGGTTCTAATATTGCATTTCCATCTTGCTCGTCTTCAAAAGGCGATTTTTGATTTCTTGCATATCTTAAGGGTCTGTTTACACCTTTGTCTTCATCAAACCATAATAATGGAGATCGGCTACTGTTTCTTGATGGAATGGTGTAAGATAAGGGAGCTCTTCCATTTAATAGCCTATACGTCTTAGTCGTATATTTTTCTACGTTTTTCATTTTATTTTATTTTAATTTAATTATAATTTAAATAAAAGGAGGGCTACTAATAGGGCGTTTACATGCGTGACTTTCGCCCCCCTTCTATAGTTTACTACTTAATCCTTATGCTTGGAATAAGAAGAAATTGTTTGCACCTAAAGTACATACCGCTCTTTCAGATAAGAAGTTAACCTCCATTGCATCAAGATCAGATGTTCTTGCACCACCAGCAGAACCAGTAATCCAAGTTTTGTAACGTCTGTCTTCAGTTTCTGAAGCTCTATATCTAACGTGTAAGAATGGTCTTTTTGCGTTCTTACCTAAGATTTGGTCATATACAGAAGTTGATCCAGCAGGAACTAAAAGTCCGTTTACTGCACCAGCTGTTAAACCACCTCTCATTGTAGGATCGTTTAGGTATTTCCAGTCAGACTTGTAGAAGTCATATCCTCTACGGAATCCTGTGAAGCCTAAATTTAAAGCCATGTCTTTGTCATTATCAAAAAGACCGTATGAAGTACCACCTGCTCCGTAAGAGTTTTGTGCTGCTAACATATCGTCAATATCAAATGAGAAGTTTCTATTTACGAAAATTACATTTTCTTCAATAGCTCCTTGCTTATCTAATCTTTGGATAACAGAATCAAAACCTGCTAAAGTAGTTGGGTTTCCTCCTCCCCATACATTACCTCTATCGTTTACTACATAGAAGATACCTTCAGAACCAGCGTTGATAACGCCCGCAGCAGGAGTAGCACTACTTAATTGTGCCTCAGCTTGCGAGTTAGTGATTGCAGGAACAGCTTCAATCATTGCAGTTTCCATGTAATCCTCAAAACGTAATCTTGTTTCATGCTCTGATTTTAAATACCATAGGTATCCGTTTGCTCCATTTTCAGTTTGTATTTCTACCCAACCGATTTGAGCCATGTCTGATCCAGATACAGAGTATTTGTCTTTTAAAATAATTGGTTTATTTTGAAAGAAATAATCATCTGACTCTAAAGATCCAACCATACCATTAGTTCCTTTTGCAAATTCAGAACCGTATACAAATAAAGTACACGCTACTCCCGCACCCATTGCCTGAGTTAATTCGTAGTATGCTACTTCTATTTGGCTACTTGTTAAGTTAACATTACCAGCTGTAGTTCCACCTGGAGGCGTTACAATAACTCCTTTATTTGTTAAAGTTGAACCTGGAGTATTATCAGATATCATAATAGTTTGTCCAGCTCTTAATGCTGCTGAAGTTTGACCTGTTACTAATAAAGGATCAAATATATCGTTAATAGTTAAAATTGCTAACGAGTTGATTGCAGCAATATTTGACGTTACATTTGTATACTTTGTATGTAATCTTCCTTGTTCTGCCCACTTAATCATATCTGAGTTAGTTGGCATTTCAGCACCTACCATTCTTAGGAAAGATGCAATTGTTCTATTTCCATAACGCTCAAATTCCTTTTCATAAGTATCTGGTAGATACTGATTTAAGAAATCAAAGTTAGTTATGTAGTTTGTTGATAGGACTTGTTGTTGAGCACTTGGCTGCAAATCAAATCCTGGGGCTGCTTGTACTGACATAATTTATTTATTTTTTTTAATATTTATACTTTTTTTATACTTCTAATTTTTAATCCTCTTCCACTGCTTGTATCACCAACAGCTCTAATTTTCAAGCCATCTTTTGTTACACCTTGAGAAGCTGGTCTAATATCCATATCAATGTTTTTTGATTTTTTAGTTACATTGTCTACAGCATTAGATACACCTTGATCGTAAAAAAACTGAGCGAATTTTTCTGGATTCATTGCTATTGCTAAAGACTTGTGATATCCTTTAGCGTCACTAATTAATCCATTTTTGTCCATAAATTTATTTACAAAATTATTGACATCAGACTGAACGTTTTTTAATTCAGTTGCATCGCCTGGCTTATAAGTAAAACTTTTTTCTCCTACACTGAACTCAAAACCTTTGAACTCATTGCTAAAAACCTCATCAGTTTTTTTGAGAAACCAGTCATACCTTTTACGATTTTCTTCCTGCGCAGTTTTAGATTCTTCTAAATAACTTTTATAAGCATTAAAATCTTCTTTGTCCTTGTCAGATAACCCATTCCCACTTGACTCAAGAGGAACTTTATATTTACCCTTCTGTTCATTGAAATACTTTTTTGCTTTCGCAAGTTCTCTTTTTTTAGCTAATTTGATTTTCTTTATTGCCCTTTCATCTTCTAACTCTTCATCATATGAAAACTTATCGTCAATAAGGTCTTGAATATCTATTGCGTCCAAACCATCTTCAGTTTGTGCGTAATAATCAGCTAATAGTAGTTCATCGTCCATGGTATCATAATCCTTTTGTAATTTATAAAAGTCTTCAATACCACGTCCAGTTTCCTTTTTAAAATTAAGGTATGCCGAAACATCTTCAGGTAATTCATCATTGTCTTTTGTTTGCGCAAACAAATCATCTACTGAAGAGATATCTTTATCATACCTATTTTTAATATATGAAAGAACGTCTTCGTCATTTAACTCTGACGAGGGAGTTTCATCTTTTACTTCTTCTTTTGTTTCTTCAGCTACTGGAGCTTCCGTTGTTTCTTCTTCTGTTTTAGTT